CAGTATTGTACATCATTGGTGTACTAGTTAATACACCATCATCATTTAGCTTTAAATAATCATATTTACCACGATTCTAACTAGCAATATCATTAATGTTAACTTCTAATGGGCTATTATCACCAGGAATATATGCCTATCCACGAAATACTAATGTGTCATTAGCATATATTGTAGTTTCTGCATAACCTTGTGGTATATCAGTAGTTTCAACTTTTAATGTAATATCATCTGATAAACTTTTCATATTTGTTCTATATCTTTTTCTAATTCATTTTCTATTTTATCTGCAATTGCTTCAACCAATCTGTCAACTAAAGTATCATAAGTTTCGTCTATAGTTTGTTGAAGCAAATGCTTACCTTCTGTTCCGTGCAATGCAATCTTTCTAGATATCATATAGACTAATTGATTTGTGCTTGGTATTTTTCCGTCTCTTCCAGGTCTTGGCACTAAACGTTTAAATTGAATCCATTTTAGTATTGCATTTGGCGGTGGAAAACCACCTGGTTTTCTTCCATTTTCGGCAAATGTAAAATAGTCTGGAAGATTGAAGTATAATTCAAACAAATTCCCATTATATTCTGTCACCCAAGTAAACTTCATTAGTTCACCATTTGAATCATACCCGGCATTGCTCATTTTATCTCGGTAAACCTAAGCTATTTGCTAACATATATTTCTTATTTCAGTAGTTTGTTCCATTATCGTTTCTACATTTTCTTTATCATTTCTTCCTTCTTTTTGTTAACCATTACTTGATAGCTAACTACATAAAATAATGTTGCTACGTCATAGTTCATCGCTTCTTCTAAAGTATGGTTTGTCACTTCTACAAAGGTCATTACGAACGGAAAGATTCCAAAGGGGTTATCATCATCGTTGTTGACAGATTCACTACTTTCTCCAGATTCTTCATCGCTTCCTTCGGTAGTCCGGTCTTCTTCATCTATTTGAGTGAATAACGTCGGAAAATTCTAATGAATAGTTCGAACTACCGAATGAAAAAAAAACTTGCACTAAATAAAACATCAATTGGCATATCTTCAATATCTTTAAACACCTAAAGCATATCATAACCATCATTATACTTACGTTTCTTCTTAAATAGCAAATATTTACGTTCTACAGGAATGAAGAAAACAGAATAGATTTGTTTCTCATCATTGGTTTTTAAATACCGCTAAAAATCTACATATTGAGCAGTTAAAATATTTCCAAGCAAACCATCAAAGTAATATTCCCTTCCATTTACCTTTACTTTATCTACGTGTAAATCGTGTGGAATATCTGTTTTCATAAATTCAAGTTCATTATTATACTTTTTAATAAAATCTTCAAATGATAAATCATTGATGCTGTCTCCAAAAATTATTTGTCCAATAGTAAACATTTGTTCATATTCGTCTTCTATATTAGCAGCTTCTTTTATTGCTAATGCTTGACGTAATGTAATATCGTGCCAAGTTAACTTTTTCTTTCTTTTAAACCAGTTCATAATCTTTATTGTTTTTTTCAAATGAAAAATAATTTTTTGTTTTTGTATTTATTTTAGCAAACATCATAGTTTCCAGAAGTCAATGAATTAAAACCAATGGCTAAACTCATTATCAGGTCGTCGTGGTGTCCAGATTTAGCGTTAAATACACGTTTCCCAGTTTTACTATATGTCAACTCATAATATTGCAACTCATCCATTAGTTCATAATCAGTATAAATCATAATTTTATTATTCTGAAATGCAACCTGCAACTTAGAAATAATCTTGTCTTTACTTGTATTATCTGTATAAAAACCAATTAACGGAACATTTCTCATTTTTAATTCGTCTCTAAGCAAACCAAAATATATATTACCAATTGAGTTTGTTTCAACTGTCACTTTTTTAGGTTTATACTATGCAACCAATCTTAATATTTCAGCTAATGTTTGTTTTGGGTCTTTATCATTGAAATATTTAATATCATAAAGTTGTCCACTAAGCCCAATAATAGAAATAGCAGTATAGTCACCACCAGTTGAGCCAGCCCAGTCTATACCAAATACTACTTGTTCCATACAAATACTTGGTTTATCTTTGACACATTGTGAGAAGTCTCCAAAAAATTCAGATTCATTGTCGAGGAACTAACCTAAATAATAGGTTTTAAACTTTAATGGGTCAACAGTTTTTCGGTACAATTCAAGTTTTGTAGGGCTAAGTAATTCAGAAACGTCTTCAAGCGCCCAATCATAACTATAAATGTTATTTAATTCAGGACTCATTCCCATAGAAAAGTAATTATAGAAATATCCAGATTTAGTCTATGGCGTTGAGAACATAATAATAGGTCCTTTAGTAGTATTTACATAAGGCATTACTGCATCAATTACATCTGGATTCAAATATGCAGCTTCATCTATTATAAGCAACTCACACGTATAACCTTGTAATGCATCAACTCCTTGTTCTGCTGAGAACAATCTTATTTCAGCGCCATTTTTAAATATAATCTATCTTTTTATATCATTCTTTTTAAAATAGAATGGCTGACCTTTACACATCTTCCAAACTTCATTCATAACTTTATCTGCTTGGTTGAATGTTGGCTCAATAATATAACATCTAAAGTTTTTGTTCTATATACAATAATACATTCCAATCAATTCTGCTAAAATTGACTTGCCACATTGACGTCTTGACTTGACTACGTGAATAGAATCTTTCCAATTGGTCTTCAATCCTAAGAAAACTTTCTATTGCCAACTAAACATTTTCGGTAATGTAATATTCATCACTTCTTTTCTTCATTTTTATTCATTACTATCCACTTCATTAAATGATACTTCTTCAGGTTTCTAATTAAACTTAGCTTCTACAGTTTCAACGCTTTCACCACCAAATGTTATCACAATATTACTGTCATCTGTCTGCACTTGCACCTGTGTTTTATCAAAATCATATATACCAGCAGTTTTGTTTATCTTATCTACAGCTTTTATTGCCACATCTAAGTTACCTTGCTAACGTGCTTCTGCATATATATCAGTCAATCTATCCAAATTTATGTCTTTTAGCTTTTTATATATATCTTCACTCTTAAACAAATTCATAGACTCTGTAATTATACTATGCATATATGCATAACTAACTCCCCATTCATTCATATACTTAGAGACAATCTGTCTATATGTCATACCCTCAGCAACAGCGTTTGCTATCAAATATGCTCTTGCATTCAATGTCATATTCTTTTCGAACTTATCTCTATCGTGTTCGAATGTCTTATTTATATAATGCTCTTTTGACATAATTATTTTTTGTTTGTTTTACTTCTCACTACAATAGGTTTCTTTGGCTACTTAGATGCATTCTAATTAACTTTATTCTCAGTGCTAATAGTTTTATTATCTAAAGCAACAGAAGCATCAGAAACTTCAGCGTTCGCTGTTGGCTCTGGGTCTCTGTAGGCAAAGTACAATTTACCAACTGTCTATAATGCTTTCAATACACAAGCTGGACAACTTGGTTTAATATAAACATTCAATTCACGACACATAGAAATAAAATCTGCCGCAAATCTACTATCCATTGCTCTGTAATAATTCGCATCAATCGCAGTCTTAAATATCACCTCATATTTAATAAGTTTATCGTGTTGTTCTTTATTCATAGAATTTATTTATTAATTTTATAAAAATATCTCTTATCAAAAGAATAATATCTTTTGCAACAGGTGTCATTATTGCTAAAAACAAAACATATGCAAGCAATAATAATGAAACTTCTTTCATACATATCAAATAGATTAATCCGCTCCACCAGCACATACAAAGCGAACAGTCGAATGGGCGCAATCTATAATCTGTCGTTGGGAGCTTCCCAGAAGTCAGGAACTTAGAGATTCCCCACTTTACACTATCCATAAATCCAGAAATATCTATAATCAATACGCATATTAACTGGATAAATAACAAATTCAAAAACATCATAATATCTGTAATTCCTTTTTTATATTCTTAATCACTCTCATTAAATCACCTCTTTCTACCTGTAATAAATCAGCTAATGCCTTAAATGTAAAAGCATTATTCTTAATTCTCTTATCCTTATTCAAAAGATATACGATAAATATGTTCTACTTCCAAGTCTCCATCAATAGGAATTTCCTGATAATTGGAGCATTGGGGTCTTCATCGTCTTCGTCAGAAACATCAGTCACTACATCTATCAAATAATTCTTAAATATTGTAATATCTTCCTAAAATGTAGTAAAATCTAATGTTTCAACGTTTCTTATTATTTTTGGTCTTCCCTTCTGTTTCATATAACTTATCTAATTGGTTTGTTTCAATATATTTATTTACCAAATCAATGTCAGTCTCTGTCATTAAATATTCTGTCCTAGTTTCCATCATTTTACCAGTATTATAAAAATCATCCCAACACTATTCTGATAAATGAATAAATTTTTTGTAATCTTTCTTATACTTATTGTATATCGAAGAAGAAGCACTATGAACCTACCGAGCAATCACCCCACTCACGTATGCTGTGAGGCCTGTGATTCCCTGAGTATCATAGAGCTCTTTAAGCTTATCCTTCTTTTCAACAAGATATAACCATATTTCTTGTATTTCATCCTATACTGTCTCATCATCAATAGTATCATATTCAAGTTTCTTAACATAATTCTATACTAATCCTCTATCATATAACCATTGAAGTATTGTATCTGCATCATTATCAGCAGGAGCGCTCCATAGTTTATTGTAATATTTCTAAGAATGCTCCTGTATTCTGAAACTATAATGAGATTCTGAATTAAGCTTTACTTTAGGCTTTCTCGTTTTTCTTAACATTTCTTTTTTATTCAATTAATTTTGATATTATCAATCCTAAAATTGCCAATAATAGAAATGTGCACGATAATGTAGGCAACTTAATGAACAATAAAACTAATCCTATTGATAGTGCTGAACCTATTAGAATGACAATCAAGATGAACGATAATAGTTCTAATATGAAGTGTATCATTTGTAATAAAAGTATTTATAGTATTTATTTGCATTTTTTATGAAACTTATTTCATATATAAATTATAATCTTAAAACTAAATTAGTTAATTATGATTGGAAAACACGTAAAAAAGTATTGTTGTGAAGATATTTCACTAATAGAAAATTATGACAAAGCAATAAATGATACTGAAATGTGGAATGTTCATCACCGTAGAGAAAATGAAAATGGTGAACCAATGACAGTAGAAGCGCTTAAAAGAGCAGGACTATATTTCAATAGACCAGCAGAAGAACTAATCTTTCTAAAGCATACAGCACATACATATATGCATAATCCTGCAAAGAATGATGCTACATATATCAATCCTGCTGCATTCAGTAAAGTTCAATACTTATGGATAACACCTGATAAAAAGCTAAAAAAGATGAATGAATATAATGCTAAGAAATGGCATCCTGATTGGGTCTTGTTGTCTAAGAATCCTGAAAAGTTCAATATGATTGACATAGCAGAAATAGAAGCAATATTAGCTAATTCATAAATGCATTTCTTTTAGCATTTTAACATGTTTTTCAAAATAACGGGTCTGTTGTATATTCTTTTATTGGACACCAATTTTCAAAATCCCATTTGAAGAAATCAGAACAAACTAAATTTTGATTTAGTATTCTCATAACTGATGGACGATGATATTCAATTTCCATTTTATCAAGCATATCTAAAATTCTGTCTTTAGTTTCTTGAACATTGTCTTCCATTAACTCAACACCGAAGAGTGTTTTTAATGTTGTCATTAAATCTACACCTGCCATTAATCGTTTATATATGATAGCAAGTATAAATTGGCCATTTCCAAATGATGATTCCAAGAATGTTTTTTCTGGATCTGCCCAATCTGATTCTGGAACCTTATCACACATTTTCATCACAATAGAATAAGGGGTGAAAAACTCATTTGTATTATCACCTGTTTTTCTCCTATTTACTCGTGTTTCTGTTGCATAATTAGAGAGATCTAATATTTGTTCTAAATTAATTTGTTTCATAATTATTTTCTTATTCCATAATAATCTGGAAGTATTTCTTCAATATGTTTTCTTATTTCATCAGAAATATTATATTTTTTAAATAACCAATCATCTATTTCTTTTGGAGATTTTGAAAAATGTGGATCTGAAAAATCAAACCAAGGAATATATCTTAATAATGGTGCTAAATTTAAATCATATTTATAAAGATATAAACAACTTGATACAAAATCTGTTTTAACATAATTTATAAAATTCTCTGCTTCTTCTTTTGAATTAAAATTAATATAAGATGATGGCCTATTTCCATATTCAGCATTTCTATCTTTTGGAATCACAGAATACATATCAGCCGTACCTTTATTACCTCTAACAATTGCAATATTGACAAACCATTTATTAGATTTATTATCTTTTTCTTTTTGATCTAATCCTTTTATATCTCGTTTATCTGCTGCATATATCATATGTTGACCTATATTATTTTCTGCTGATAAAGTTTTACATATTTCTGCAAATTTAGTTAATAATTTATCATGTGAAAATTTAGTAACTTCAGATACTTTTTGATATTCTTTATTATTTACAGTAAATATACCAATTTCTATTTGTGTATTAATATCAATAATTCCTATTTTATTTCCAAATTTTGCATCAAATTCATCCATATTAACTTCATCAATTGAAGTTTTATATGTTTCTACATTTTGAATTGCAGTTTTTTCTGTAAATTCTGGAGATTTTCTATCATATGTTTTAAAAATAAACATAATTGGTTGAATACTTATAACTCTATTTGAAATTTCACAAACTTTATTTAAAAATTTCAATGGGAAATTATAATCATTTCTATTATCTCCAAGATACGGGGGATTCATTAAACATATATCAAATTTGTGGCCTTTATTCATATTTAAAATTTTATTCATTTTCTTATTCCATAATAATCTGGAAGTATTTCTTCAATATGTTTTCTTATTTCATCTGATATATCATATTTCTTAAATAACCAATCATCTATTTCTTTTGGAGATTTTGAAAAATGTGGATCTGAAAAATCAAACCATGGCAAAGATTTTATTGGTAAACCAGTATCTAATTTTACAAAATATTCACATATTCTACAAAAATCTGTTTTAAGGTATTTTAATATATTTTCTCCATATTTAAAATTATCGCATTTTATATATTGCCATGGTGTAGTATGTCCTTTTCCATCTTTAAAATCTTTATAATAAACAACTTTACAATTTGGATCAATAGTTGTATAAAAATCATCTTTTCCTATATTACCACGTATTGTTGGAAGTGGTAATATAATTGAATTTTTATCTTCATTATCAACTATTCTTAATTCATTTTGTTTTGTTCCTAAATGTCCATGACACCGTGGACCATAAATTATATGGTTATGAAAATTATCAATATTTGCAATAATACTTAATTTTTCTTCTAATTCTATTAAATTTTTATTGTTACCATATTTCTTAATATCATTAATATTAGTAATTATATAATCATCTCCATATCCTTGTATGGATATATTTTTATTATTAGATATTTGATTAATATATATAATTGATAATTCTTGTGGTATATTTGCATCAAATGATTGCTTATTGACAACTGATATATTTACATTACTATCATTTATAATATTTTTAATATTGTCTATATTATTTTTTGCATTTGATTTACTATTACCGCCAAATAACCATAAACTTGGTTGAATAGTACATACAATATTACATAAATCCAAAACTTTATCTAAAAACTTTAAATGTAAAGTACTTTCATAAGGTGGATTCATCAAGCAAACTGAAAATTTATGTCCATTATTCATAATATATTATATTTATTTAATTCCAAAATGTTTATCATCTTATTAATGAATTAAAAACCCTGAAACTTTACTCAGAATTTCGTACGCTAATTCATTGTAAAATTTCAGGATTTCCATAATAGCTACTATGTGGAAAAATTCGAGAAATAAATAGAGAGCCTTTGGAGCTACTCAGAGATTATAATAAGAAATATTGAATTTGTTTTGGTCTGGATGAATTTTTTTGAGGATGAGGGGTCAATAAAAATGGGAGATTAGCCTGTCACAGGTTTGTCTCCCTAAAAAATGAATATTAAAAAATTTTTTAAAAAATTATTGAACCAAATTAAATGGTTCATATTATTTATTTAAGTTTTTTCTAAAACAAAATTATATACATTTTGTAGAGCCCAGAGGGCTCAGACCACCCCACAGTTTCACGTGATTTGTCTGAAAGTCTGATAAGAAAAGTGAAGAAAAGTAAAACTAGAGCATCTATTTTGATGCTTTTAGTTCAATTGTCTAGCAGAGTCACATTCCCGAGTCATCTCATTTGATGTAATATTATAAAATATGGCATCAATATAAATAGAAGATGATTAGATGCATTCTGAAAGCTTCTAATTAGAGAGATATATAATTTATTAGATAATACAGAATAAATCATCAGAGAGAAATAATACAGACCTATCAGTTTGGTAGATCTGCATTTTCTTGTTTTTTGTATAGTTTAATTAGTTCGTTTAGATAATAGGAACATTTGATTAAGTCTTCAGATCCATTCTTTTCTTTGTATCTGAATAGATATTTCCAGCATTGGAACTCGTTTATAGTTATTAGTTGTTCTTCTGTAAATTTAGAATCGATTAGTTTATTAAATGCTTTTCCGTAATAAGATGGTTTTATAAATTTGGTTTTCATAGTACTATATTCTGTTTTGTTTTATTTATTTAAAAATTTATTTGTTTATCTATCAGGAAATTTTCGATGCATTTTATTGCAAATAGATACAAAAATGGAAACTATATCTTCACAGACTTAGTTTCCTAAATTTAATAACATTTATTATGAATAAAAACTAACAATAAAATCCTACCACTGTAGAATTTGATTATTATATACAGATTATTCTGGAAAGTTTTCATTAATTTTCTAATTTATTGCTTCTATCAATTTATCAAAATAGAATTTTACTTCTTGTCTTTCAGAAAGGTCAAAAATGAACTTTTCTCTATTATCAGTATAAGTGTCCTAAATTTGTCCAGTAAATCTAATGGATTTTTGTTTGTTTTTACTATCTAATATGTCAAATGTTATTCGATATTGTTTCATTGTTATTGTTTTTAATTTTTATATTGTATTTATTTCTTTTTTATTTGTTTATCTATCAGGAAATTTCGATGCATTTTTGTTGCAAAGAGATACAAAATTGAAATAATAATTAGAGGTAAAATTGGAGAACCTATTGGAGATGCATTCTAGAGATTATACCATTCATTGTAGGAAAGCGAACCACCAGAATTGATATATCTATAATAGGCATACATGTCATCATTAGAAGCATTAGAAGGGACACCATGAGAACGACCCCAGACATACCAGTCAAGCCAGCCTGTTCCAGAAACTTTCTTTGGTTTTGAAGGAGAATAATGAGAAGTTGGTGGTTGATAGGTTGAAGTTGATTCAAATTCGTATTGTGGAATTTGAAGTAATATTGAAATAAGGATTGTAAGAAACATAGTTTTCTTTTGAAGAATAATAAAAATGGAAGCCAAGTCTGTGAAGATATGGCTTCCTTCACATGAAAAATAGTTTAAAAAATTATTTATTATGAATAAAAATGTTTTTGCAAAAATCCTACCACCGTAGAATTTAGTAATTATATATCACTTTCTTGCTTTTGTTTTGGTAAAATTTCAGAAATGATATTATCAATATCGTCATTATTGATATTTCTTGGAAGTGGCTTTACATTTGTTAGAGAAGTTAATGCTTCTTCTAATTGGGAAACTTTCTATTCAAGTTTTTCTATTCTTGATTCTAGATACTGCATTGTCATTTTATGTTAAGTTTAGTTTTTATAGCAAAATCTATAGTAGATTCTAAATCTTCATCAGAAAGGAATATAAATCCATGTATGCATTTAGATGAACCTTTTAATTGAGACAATAAATTATATTGCTCAGATGATACAGGCATTCTAGACACACTAGAATTAGCTAGAATTATGATTTCAGATTCCATTGTATATCGTCTAAATTTTTATAGAAGCATCTGATGTTATACTTCTTTGAAATATCTGTTCCTTGAAGCTTATTTGCAAGTGAATAAACAGTTATTTGAGGAATAGACATTGATTTTTTGTAAGGTTCAATTTCTTTAGTATCTAAATGTTGAATTAGAATGAGGTCTTCTTTAGAATGGGCATATCTATGAGGGACAGTTTTATTAGAACAGTTTTCTTTTTGTGTAACCCATCTTAAATTTGAGATTCTGTCATCAGTTTTGTCTCTATTTATATGGTCGACTACCATATTTGTGTAATCTGGAAGTGGATGGAGTAGAACCATTGCTAATCTTGCATAATTCATTGTTCTTTGCTATCCATTTGCATTTCTCACAGTAATTTGTCTATAACCATTCTTTCCTGTTTTTGGAATTTTTAGAAATTTTTTGTAAAATTTTGAATAAATATGCGGAAATCCATCAACTACAAAACATTCATAGTCTGGAAATGAGTTATATAAATCTTCCATAATAATCTTTTTTGTTTTATTTATTATGATTTTTATGGAAAATTTACATGTCATTTAGAGTTAGTTTTATAGTTGATTTTCTTGCTTTCTCCTTGCATAATACAATTTACGTGCTTCAGATATCTTACGCTTATGTTCTTCAGAAAAGTGTTTTCCATAGAATGGACTGTTTTCACCTTTCATGGCTTCAGACATTTTATGTTTAGTTTCTTCTGAATGATGCTTTCCATATAATGGATGTTTTTCATCATTCATATGTAATTTCGTATGTTCATGATGACTAAGAAATATAAGTTCTGATGCTGGTCTATGGAAATACAAACCATCTTTTTTAAGTTCATCTACTGTCATTACTTTGTCATCTTGAATTTCTAGACGATGATGACAATCCCAAATCTCATTTGGATCACTTATTGCTTTGTCATAGTTTTCTATTAGTGAAATATCTTCACAACAATACTTTTTTGCATGTTTTTCGTTTATCATAATTATGTAATAATGTTTTAAGTACTAAAAAATGCATTTGCTCTATCTTTAATCTTTTATAAATCTTGTATCATTGCAGTCATCATACATAATATTGCATCCACTATTAACGCTACTGGGATCATCCATAATAAATGCCACCAACTGAATGTAAAAATACCTAAAAGATTTAGCACTATAAAAATTATTATTATATCCATTGCTTTATTGTTTAATTTTTGTTTCTATGTTTTATTTATTACATTTTGGAATAAAAATTTTTTCTACTACGTGTTTACCTGTCTAATTCACTTTAGAAAACCTTTTCTTTTGCCATACTTCAGTGAACAAATCTTCTGGAAGCTCATATGATGAAACATAAATTTGATATCCTTCAGATGCTTTATCTTGACACCATTTATAAAATTGTTCACTATTAAAATTATCACCTATATATGTCCAAGTATTTGAATAAGGTATGTCACAATAAATAACACAATCTTCTGGTGATGGAAGTTCAACATCTGCATAATCTTTATTCAAAACTTCTATGGCATTATTTTTTAAATCAAACTTCTCCTGATAACCAATATGTTGAACAGCTGCACTACTTCCACGATTTTCATTTTTTACACTCATTGTTCGGTTCAATATATCAAGTCTTTCTTTACACTCTAAATGCACACATCTGCCTAATGATAGTATATATTCACCTAATGCTTTAGTAAATTTTAATCTTCGTTCTTTAAAATCTGTGATACCTTCTACACTCTTTTTAATTTTCTCAGTAGTTTCATTATCAAATAATTCGTTAAATGGCTCAAAATCATCAAATACAATTGCATAATGGTATGCGCGTTTATATGGTTCAATTTTAGGTCCGTACATATATCTTTCACAATTATTTGAAAATGAAAAACAAATGGCAACATATCCATCTTTGTCTTTTAACTAATCAAATTCTTCGTGGCTAATCCATCTTCGTTCATTTTCATATTCTCCATTTATAGCTTTCTAAAATGTTTCAGCAATAAGTGTATTCAATTCATTATAGATTATTCTATCAAATTTCTAGCTTTGACTTGCGCAAATTGAAATTGCACCACCACCTCCAAATAAATCAACTAAAACTTTTTTCTATGGAAGTAAATTTACTATTTCTTCTGCTAATTTGTTTTTAGAACCTTTGTAAGGTAAACCATAACTTTTCTTCATAACATATTCGTTTTGTTTTATTTATTGGTATTTTTGACTTAAAAAATTGCATTTGTTAAAAACACATCTTTTGGTATCATTTGATTTCCTCTATTAAGCATTTCAACATCTACAGGTTCAAATGAATAATGTAATGTCCATTGATACTTCTCATTATTGTCTACATCATTTTCTATAAGTTCAATGTAATAGTATATGATTATTGTTGGTTTATAACATATTATTGAAGATTGATCATTATTCAAAATCTGTGTAATTGAAGCTTTATCAAAGATATCCTTAGTAAATTTAATAACTCCATCATGATAAACAGTCAATAAAGCTATTCTTTTTTCTGTTTTTTGATTCAATAATACATTTTTTCCGTTTTCAAGTTCTGTTTTTTTAACTATGTGGTCATTATATGTAGATGAATTTGGATAATCTTTTACAATTGCTCTAATATTTCCATTTAGATTATCGCTATACCAAGAAATAGTTCCATCTTCGTTAAATGTAGTGTTTAGCTTATTGTCAATTGAAAGCTTGTCATTTCTAATACAATTAATCCAATTTACACAATATTGCGCAATATACTTAACAATTTCTTGGTCTGTTTCTAAACAAGTATTTACATTGATTAAATCTGTTAGGTTCTTAGTATAAAATCTTTTCATATGAACTATAGTTTTAGTTGTTTAAATGGGTTTGATATTTGTTTTGCGTTATCATTAAAATTTATTTCAATTTTCGTTTTAGATAGTACTAATTCAAGATTCTTTTCATTTTCTAGTTGTTCTTTAGTTTTAGGAATGAATTTGTTGATATCTAGAGGCTTTTCTAATGAAATTTCAGGTTCTTTAGTATTAGTTTCTATTTCTTCACTATTAGAATCATCTAAAAATGAAATATCTTGAAATTCAGGTTTAACAAAAGTATATTTAGGCTTTTCTAATTTTGCTAAAGAAAATCCAAATTTATAGAAATACTTTACAAATGAACTATATGTCATCTTAGAAATTTTTAATCCTTTGTCTTCTGCTTTGGATTTACAAATACTATAAAATCCATAATTCATAAAGTAATTATAAAGTTCTTGCAAAGAAATAGTTCCATCATTATACTTCATGACACCTTCAAAATCTTCTTTAGTGAAATGATATAATGTTTTCTTATATGAATAAGGAATGTATAATGAATGTTCAATTAAAGATTCTCCATATGGAATTTCTTTTGAATGTTCATTATTGATATACTTTTCTTTTTCAATTTCTAATCTTTTGATAAACATTTCAGGATTTTCAATAACTGCATTTACTAATCCTGCAAAGAAATCTGCATCTATTGAATTATTGTTAGATGTTCTACGATATAAGTAATAACAAATGTATACAAAATTCTTTTCATTATACTGTTTTTGCTCTTTCATTGACAAATAAACAATTGCTATTGCTATTTGAAACCTAATTTTAGTATTTGTAGTATTGATATCAAAAAGTGGTTTAGACATTTCTTTCTTTTTGCACCTATACTTTGTTTCTGTATAAGGTAAAACATTATTGATATTAAAATCATTATACTTGTTAAACTTTTTATATAACGATTTAATGTCAACTTTGTTTTGAATATATGAAAGTTGTTCTTCATATGTTAAATTGAATAATTCTTTTAATGATTTCATAAGTCAATTCATTTTGAAATTTTATACTAAGCTTTAGTTTTGTTTTAATTTTTTACTTATTTATTTCATTTTTTATTTAAAAGTTCATTTACCTTTTTGATATTGTATCTAAATACTATACTATATATAATACTAGATTACAATACTAAAAAAGTAAATTTTATTTAAAAAGTTCATTTACCTTTTTGATATTGTATCTAAATACTATACTATATATAATACTAGATTACAATACTAAAAAAGTAAATGAACTTTTTTCGTATGTATTAGCATTTTTATTCTTCAATAAATACTAAAAACATTTTATGCAAAGTCCAAAGTTTAAAAAGTCAAGTCTTCCAACATTGAACCTTAAACCAATCTAGCTTGAAATTCCAGATTACATTGTAGAAAGCACTAAGCAAATCTAGTATCTTCAACATACTAAACATGCTTAGCCCTCTACAATTAAAGATTCTTTAGCTCTATTCTAATTAGAATGGCTCATCAAATTTGACATTACAAATATAGAGAAAAGTTTTGATGTAAAAATAAATTTAGCAATTAAAATTCATTTAGATGAACTTTTTTATTCTAGATAATAGTTTTTATTACTCAGATAGGTAGACATCATTAGAATGCATCTAGATTCTTAGTATATGCATTATTCATCTAGATACTAGTATATTTAGTATATAGACAAAAATTTCATTTTTATTTTTTCTGTCAAAAAATTGTATTATATTTGTAATGTAATTTTAAAAAACATCAATTATGAGAATCAGTTTTAACAAAGATTTAAACAATGCATTAAATGAAATCACAAGTAAATTTAATGAAGAAGAAGTTAAGTTATTAGTAGAAAACTTCTTAAAAACTGTAAAGCCTGAATATAGAAACAAAGACTTATTTGCTTCTATGAAAGAAGGTTATGACAACGCAATATCACTGTATTGTATTTGGAAAGATAGCAATTATAGAAACATAGCTAAAGGTTGGGCAAAAAAGGCTGCATTAGTAAATTTAGCAGAAAAAATGAATTTAATCTAAAACTTTTTAGAATATTAACATTATAACAATTAAATGAAAGGAAACACTATGGCAACTAAAGCAAAACAAATGGTAGAAGATGATGACATTTTCCAGACTTTTGAACCAATAGAGTTTGAAGAACCAAAATTTAAGCCTCAGATAACAGAAAAAATGAGTGATGAAGAATTTGACTGGACACCGTTTTTATATGATGATGATTGGTGTTTTTGAAAACTTTTTAGAATATTAACATTATAACAATTAAATGAAAGGAAACAATTATGAAAAAACAATTTAATTTGTATAAAATGACAAAGGATGAGGTTTGCAACTTTAAAAATTGTGCAGCTTCGCCAGTTGGTATAACAGAAAAAGAGTCTTGTGACTATGTTAAATTCTGTAATTATGCAGAGTCAAAAATGCGAACTTTGCCACAAACTGGGCGTGTAAGTATATTATATCATTTTAAAAGAGAAATTAGTGAGAATTTGTCTAAAAGATTAGTTGGCTTTGCCCTTAATTATGGTTTTGATTTAACTGAAATTGAAGGTAATACTGTAGAAATTATTGATACATATACACACGGTGTAGAAACATATGAACAAATAATCGGTGGTTTAGATTTTGCACAAAAAATTGGTGCAACAGAAATTGTAATTGCGTAAACAAAATAAGAATACTGAAATATAATATTTAATAACAACTCTTATAATAAAATGTAATATATTTAAGAAGCACCAGTTCGTGATGAATAGGTGCTTCATTTTATTATCCAAGAAGGACCAATAACAAAAAAACTATCTTTATGGATTATCATATAATTTAAAAATTAAATTAAATTTTATGATTACAGGATTAGTATTTAAGTATTGCGAAGGAGACATTAGTTTGATAGAAAACTATAAAGAAGCTGTTAATTCTAAAGAAAAATGGGATTGTCACCACAGATTAGAAATAGAGCTTAATAAGTCAAAACAAGAGTTAATTGATATGAACTTATATTATAATAGACCAGCGTCTGAACTTATATTTCTAACACATTCTGACCACACAAAACTACATAACAATAATAATCAAAAAATGATTCAATTTTCTAAAGAACATAATAGAAAATTAAGTGCAGCCAAAACAGGAAAAATGTGTGGAGAAAATAATCCATTTTTTGGAAAACATCATACTGAAGAAACTAAAGCAAAAATTAGGGAAGCAACCAAAAAGCAATTCGCAGAAAAAGGTGTTCCTTTCAAAGGGAAACACCATACTGAAGAAACTAAGCAAAAAATGAGAGACACTTGGGCAAAAAGAAAAGCATTATTTGATAATTCCGCCAATTCCGATTGAACCACCTACACCAACTTCAGGACTGAAATAATATTGTCCATTATTAAAGTTTATTCCATAACCCGTATATAGGCCTATATTCCATACAAGGCCTATTTTTTTCTGTTTCGGTTTCATTAGCTCATAATTAAAACTATAGTCAAGCTCAACACTATCAATATTACTATGCCACCCACTGTGATGTATTTTCTCTGTGATTTTTAAACTGTCTTTTTCTATCTTAAATTCAGAAACTTTATGCTCTATAGGAATTTCAATAGTGTCATACAAAACTGTATCTTTATAATGAATTTCTGTTATAGTATCGAAATGTGTTTTCCATTTTGTTTTTGTTATTATACTATCCTGTTTAATAGTGACCGTATCGTGTAAATAGATGCATTCTGGTTCAGTCTAATTATGTAGATAATAAAACTATAATCCACATATAAGAAACATCACTAGAAGTAAAATGCCAAATATCCAATTCAATGTCTTTTTCATAAATGTAGCACCTATTTTCTGTTTCCAGATTTCTTAAAACTTAAATGAACCCACGAATACTTTGCTTCATCTATGCATTG